TTAACAAAAATGCCAAGAGTTTAGAAGATTGTCATTTCATATGTCACAGAACACAAATGACTGTTTCTGATCTGGTATCAATGGGATATGATGAGGAGTTGGTCAAGTCATATTCTGGTGATGTATATGGCGGTCAAGAAAGAGAAGAAAAACAAAGACGTTTTGAGGATATAGAAGGCGGTACTTATAGAGATCCTGATGATGAAAGCCAGAAAGATGTAATTGTTAATCAAATTACAATGAAGGTCGATTTTGATGGTGATGGTGTAGCTGAGTTAAGACAAATACTAGCTATTGGTGATAATGCAGAAGAAATTTTAGAAAACGAAGTTTGTGATTATATTCCTTTTGCCTGTGTGTCTCCAATACTTATGCCACATAGATTGGTTGGAAGATCTATCTTTGATGCTACTGAAGATTTACAAACCATCAAGACAACTTTAATGAGACAATATCTGGATAGTACATATCATTCAGTGTTGCCAAGATTAATTGTACAAGAAGGGCAAACAAATCTTGATGATGTTTTGGATGGTACAGCAGGCGGTATCATTAGAGTTAGAAATGCAGGTGCTGTACAACCATTACAGGCACAAGGGGTAGGAAGAGAAATACAGCCTCTTATGCAGTATCTGGATGAGGTAAAGGCCGATAGAACTGGTGTTAGCAGGCAGACACAGGGATTAGATCCATCTGTCTTGCAATCAACCACAGCTAGTGCGGTACAGGCAACTGTAAAAGGTTCACAGCAAAAAGTAGAAAGTTATGCCAGAACAATTGCAGAAACAGGCATCAAAGACTTATTCAAAGGCATATTGCACATAATCACAAACTATCAGCAACAGCCAAGGGTTGTCAGGCTTAGAAATAAGTTTGTACCTATTGATCCGCAAGAAGGAACAAGTGGCTTTGATGTAGTTGTAAACGTAGGATTAGGAACAGCAAATGAAGAACAAAAAGTCGCTTTTCTCCAGAGCATTGCAAGCAAGCAAGAAGTTATTATGCAGACTTTGGGAGTTGATAACCCATTGTGTGGAATGGCTCAATACTCGAATACACTTAGGCAGATTGTGGATGTACTTGGTTTCAAAGATACAGACCAGTTTTTTAATCCTCCGCAACTGGTTCAGCAAAAAATTCAAGAGCAACAGCAAAGACAACAGCCTGCTCAACAAGACCCAGAAATTGCAAAAGTCCAAGCCGAAATTGAGGCAGAAAAAATCAAACTTGAGGCGAAAATAGAATTAGATAGAATGAAGGCTAATGCAGAGATAGAGTTGAAAAAAGAAAAAGCAATAGCTGATTTAGAAATTCGCAGACAGGAGTTAGCACTTGAGGCAGAACTTAGGGTTGCAAAAGCAGTCACAGACAGTGAAATATCCACAAACCTTCCAAGGCAATAAAAATGTTTTAGGAGATGTATTGTATCTTTTGATGTTGTCGGATTTTCACCATCACTGGAAAATGCATCAAGTCAAGAGGGTCGTAGTTCCTCCGATGTATCATGGTCAATATAGGATCTGGTACAATAATAACGACCCTTTTGGCTTTTGTTTGTGGGCATGGGTAAGTGATGAAATTTTAGAAAAACTGCTTAAAGAAGAATACAGGATGAAAGCCGATGATTGGCAGTCAGGTAAAAACTTATATCTGGCAGAGTTTGTGGCTCCATTTGGTCAGACAAGGCAATTAGTCCGCAATATGAGACAATACATAAAAGAAAATTTTGGTGAAGATATAAAAGGGCATTGGTTTAGACCTTCAAGAAAAAAAGTAGGTACAGCCATGTCAGGTAAAAAAGTAGCATAGGAGAATATCTATGGGTGAAAGTACCGATAGTTCAAGTGATTCTGACGAAAGCATTGAGGCACAAGAAAGATCAGATGATCAGGCAACTGGAGCATTTGGCGGAGATAATACAAATGTAGGAGATCCAAGCGATAGTATTGGGTTTTCTAGTCCAGATGTTGGGGCAAGTTATCAACAAGCACAAGCTGACATTCAAAACGCATATGCCAGTGGGCAGGCATTGGGTGCAAATCTTGGTAATGTAACTGCTCAGGATATGGGTCTGAACACAATAGGAAATACACTTGCACAACAGGACTTTGCAAGAGAACAAAGTTTCTTTGATGAAAATCCAATGAGTACAATGGTAGATGCACCTTTTACGTCTAGAATGGCAGATATCAATGTTGGTGCAGGTGATATTTTTGGATTGAAAGATCAGATTGCAAATAAACTTAGTCAGGGCGGTACAGCAATTACAAACAATCAGGGTGAGATAGTAGGAGCAACTGGCCAAACTCCATTATTTGGTATACCTTTTTTGCCAAATGTAACCACATATACAGGAAGAAACGAGTTTAATCCTTTCGGTGATCCAACAATGGGCAGTGATGATAATCCTGATCCAGTAACTACACCTACAGTTACTAACCCTATATCAGGCAAAGAGCAATGTCCTGATGGATATGTATTTGATAATGATCTACAGGCTTGCAGGTTAAAAACAAGGGCAGATGATGTTGCAGGAACACCAAAAAACCCACCAGACATGAATGCACCTGCGTTTGTAAGAAATTATTCTTTGTTAAATACAGCACCATCAAATTTACCACAGGGGTTTGATTATAATCAAGCAAATCAAGGGTTTATGAGCAGATTTGCAACCAGACCATCAATATTTAAGAAACCACCAAACTTGCTTGGTTTTACACCATTTAGGAGTTCTTAAATGTCAAAAGAGGGTAGGTTAAGAGAGCAGATTGATAAAGGCAAACAGGTTGATGCAATTATAAAAAATCCAATGTTTACAGAGGTTTTTGCAAATCTGGAAGAACAATTTTTATCTGCGTGGAAAATGTCCAGTATGAAGGACAGTGAAGAAAGAGAGAGAATTTACTATTTATACCAATCATTACAGGCACTTAAAGATGCCATGACAGGCATTAGCGGTAATGGAAGGTTAGCTGAGAGCCAATTGAATGAATTGATTGGTAGAAAAACAACACTTAATTAGGGGTAATTATGAGTGAAGAAAATAAAGCACTGGATATAAATTCAGCAGTACAAGAAATGTTATTACCATTGGAAACCGAGAACAAGGTAACTCCTACAGATGGTGAGGCCGAGCCTGTAGAAGAGGCTCAAGTATCAGAAGTTGAAGAGCAAGAGGTAGCCATTGATGAAAGTCAAGAGGTAGAAACCGATGAAAGCGAAGAGGCGGAAGATACAACTTTTGAAGAAGGTGATACTGAAGAAGTCGAGGAAGAGGCTCCTACTCTCTACAAAATCAAAGTTGATGGTGTAGAAGAAGAGGTAACCCTCGATGAGGCTTTGAATGGTCACATGAGGCAAAAGAAATTCCACAGAGAGTTAAACAGCTTGCATCAAGATCGTAAATCGTTTGAGGCAGAAAAAGCCGAGACGAAACAACTGCAAGACAGGTTTAAACAAGGTTTAGCCACACTTGATAAGCAATTACAAGTTGATGAACCAAACTGGGATGAACTGCGTAAAACAAGATCTCAGGAAGAATTTAACGCAATCTATACTGATTGGTCTATTAGACAGGATCAGAGGAAAAAAGTTCAAGCAGAGATCGACCAAATCACGAAACGAGAAAACGAAGAAAATGTTATCAAGTTTAATCAGCATATGAAGAATGAGTACGACAATATGTTGCAAAAAATCCCTGAGTGGAAAAGTGAGAAGGTCATGAATAATGAGAGAAAGGAAGTCATTGAATATGCCAAATCTGTCATTGGTTACACTGATGATGAAATAGCAAATGCTGTTGATCACAGAGCAATTGTAACATTGAGGAAGGCCATGAAATTTGATAATCTTATGAAGAAAAAACCTAACTTAGTAAAGAAGGTTAAACAAGCACCAAAAATGGTGAAGGCAGGAACTCCTAGAACAAAGTCAGAAATTGTATCAAGCCAAAAAAAGGCGGTAAGAGACAAGTTTTTGAAAAATAGCAATTTCGACAATGCTGTCGAATATCTTTTAAATCAAAAAAAATAGCCAATAGGAGTTAATAATGGCACAATTTACTACAGCTAATGCTGTTGGTGAAAGAGAGGATCTCTCTGATATTATCTACAGACTAGATACTACAGAGACACCTTTTTTCTCTACAGCAAAAAAGACAACTGTTAAGGGTACACTAACTGAATGGCAAGTCCAAGAGTTAGCCTCAGCAGGTCAAAACTCAGTCAATGAAGGTGCAGATGCAAGTTTTGCAACACCTACAGCGACTACAAGATTAACTAATAATACTCAAATCTCAGTCAAAGATTTCCAAATCTCTGGAACATTAGAGGCTGTTGATAAGGCAGGTAGAGATAAAGAAACTGCTTATCAAAAAGTCTTAAAAGGTCTTGAGTTGAGAAGAGACGTTGAGAAGATTATTACTGATCTTAACGTAGCAAAGTCTGGATCTGATCCAAGAAAATCAGCTACATTTGTAACATTTATTACAAATGGTGATGCCTCACCATCAGACATTTCATTTGGAACTGGTGATGGAGCAAATAGTTGTGATTTAACTGGAACTGAGGCTCCGCTTACATTAGCGAAGATTGACAATGCTACACAACAAGCATGGCAAGATGGAGGTAACCCTCGTATGTTGCTCTGTGACGCAACCAATAAGGCAAATATTTCGGCCTTATCTCAGGCAGGCACAAACTTGGTAACAAATCAGGTCAATGCAACAGCAAATACTGCTCCTTCATTTATTGGAAGTATTTCTGTAGTTCTTAATGACTTTGGCCAGTTAGCAATATCAATGAGTAGGTTTATGTCTGATGACAAACTTCATATCATTGATCCTGATCACATTATGATTGGTAATCTTGATGGCAGAAACTTTGTCGAAAGCGAGTTAGCAAGAACTGGTGATTCAATTAAGCACCAGATTGTTTATGAGTGGACATATATGCCGACAGCACCGAAGGCTCATGCCTCAGTGATCGGTCTAAATGGATCTTAATAACACAAATAGATAGGGAGGTTTCGGCCTCCCTAACAAAGGTTTTTTATGAAAAGATTAATTGAAAAAAATCCATACAGTCAAAAAGAAATATGGATGCATGACAATCCTGATGGTGGTTACACCATTGAGGAAAAGCAACATATTAATGAGGTACTGGATATAAATAAAGCAAAAATGAATGAATATCGAAAAGGTAGATTAATCGGCAACACACAAAATCACTGGCAACAGGTAGCTGAAATACCAAGTATGGTTTATATGGATCTAATGAAAAGGTTTGGTGATCCACATAATAATCCAGAGGCACAGAAAAAGTGGAAGGCATGGTTAAACGACATTGACAATAGATATTTTAGAACAGGTGGTGGTAACGTATGAGTATATCAACCTATGCAGAACTAAAGACAGCAATTGCTAATTTCTTGGCAAGGACTGATCTAACAGAACAGATACCAAACTTTATACAATTAGCTGAGGCTAGATTGTCTAGGGAGTTGGAGACAAGAGATCAGGAAAAAAGAGCAAATGCTACTTTGACTGTAGGGGATGAGTTCATAGCATTACCAACTGATTTGAGAGAAGTAAGAGAGGTCAAACTCAATACATCACCCAATACAGTTTTGGACTACAAAAGTCCTATACAGCTAGACAAAGACTTTCCATCTGGCGGTAATGGTAAACCTGTATCATATTCAATTGTTGGTGCTGAAATGAAACTCAGGCCTGTGCCTGACAGTGCGTATACAGCAGAAATTATTTACATTGGTGGACTGACTGCATTGTCAGATAGTAGCACTACCAATCAATTATTAACAAGGCATCCAGATGCATACTTATCTGGCAGTCTAGTTGAGGCCTATACATACTTAATGGATGAGGCCAGAGCCTCTACTTATGATGCTAAATTTACAAGATCAATAGAGGAAATAAGGAAAGACGAACAGCGAAGTCATTATGGTACAGGATCACTTCACATAAGTTCAGTCTATGCAAGGCAATCATCATCAGCAAGTTAGGAGATAAAATATGTCAGCAATGAGTGATTATCTAGAGTTAAAATTTCTAGATCATTTTACAGGTACAGCCTCTACATCTGCACCATCAGCAGTATATCTAGGTCTTGCAACTGCAAGCCTTCAAGACGATGCTAGTGGTACAGAATTAACAGGAAACAATTACAGCAGAAAAGCAATTACATTTGCCTCTGCATCTAGTGGTTCCATAGCAAGTAACAGTGCAGTAGAGTTTGATCCTGCAACTGGTTCATGGGGTGACGTATCTCACTGGGGCATATTTGATGCATCATCCAGTGGTAATCTATTATTTCATGGATCGTTTACAGCATCTAAAACAATTGCATCAGGTGATATTTTAAAAGTAGCAAGTGGTTCTTTAACTATCACTGCAAACTAGTGAGATTTAAATGCCATTAGGAACACCGCATTTAGATCAAATTACATCTAATCTTGATGAAATATCAGGTAGTTTAGATATTGATGCAGACTTACAGAAGGTTGAATTTAATAACCCAACATTAGAACAACTTGATAGTTGGGGTACGATTGACTTCATTGCTACATTTGGCAACATTGACAGTCTTTCAACTTTACAGGTAAGGCAGGGTACAGCCTCGGCATCAACTGTAGCAACAGCTAGTGCAGAAATACAATTTGCTATTGAAGTAGATGCAACAGTTTCAACAAGTGCTACAGCTACTGCAACTG